TGATTTAGACTTTTTACAATTAAAAGGCGAATCTTTTAAATTAGCTTCTAATAAATCTGCATACTTTTCAGCAAGATTTAAAGTAAATGATGTTGATCAATCTGATTTCGTAATGGGATTACATATCACTGATACATCACCGTTAGATGTAACAGATGGTATTTTCTTCATTAGTGCAGATGGCGATGCAGGACTTGATTTTCAAGTTGAAAAAGATAACACAGCAACAACAACTGAAGATGTTGCTACAATGGAAGATGATACATTTATTACTGTATCATGGTTTATTGACGCAAACAGAGACGCTGTTTATTATTCAATTAACAACGGTGTTCCTCTAAAATCTGCAGCAACTAACCTACCTGATGACGAAGAACTAACAATTTCTTTCGGTATTCAAAACGGTGAAGCTTCTGCTCAAACAATGACAGTTGATTATGTCACTTGCATGATTGAAAGATAGGAGTAAACAATGGCTGATACAGTTACAGGACCAACAATTATGCAACAGAACGACAACAGAGTTACTATAAAACTCGTTGTTGAGTCTGACGGTAATGGAGGTACTACTGTTTTCGGTGATGTATCGGCTCTAGCTGCAAACACTTTAGGTCAAGCTGTTGCAAGAATTTCACTACAACAAGTATGGTGGAGTTGTGCAAACGGAGATGGCGGGGATTCATTTGCCCGCCTTGACTATGAAGATAGTGATGGAGATATACCTATAGTTACACTAGTTGATTCAGGATATTGGGACTTTAGAGAGTTTGGTGGAATACCAGCAAACACAAGTTCTAACTCAAATCAAAATGATGTAAATCTAGTAATCCCTTCGGCAGTAGATTCAGGCAATACATACACTGTTATCGCAGAGTTCCAAAAAATATATTAATGGCTGACGTACAACCGCCAAAAACTAAAAAGTATTTCCGCCCCACTAAAAAAGGGGCGGGAATGACTAAAGCAGGAGTTAAAAAATACAGAAGAGATAACCCTGGTTCTAAATTAAAAACAGCAGTCACAGGAAAAGTTAAAAAAGGATCTAAAGCTGCTAAAAGAAGAAAATCATTCTGCGCACGTAGTGCAGGACAAATGAAAAAGTTTCCAAACGCTGCAAAAGATCCTAATTCTAGATTAAGACAAGCTAGAAAAAGATGGAAATGTTAATGAGAATTGTTTTTATTATATTATGTTTTGTTTTAGTTTTTAGCGCAATTACTAGCGCGAAGGGTGCAGACACGAACACGGTCAGTTCCACAGTTGTGACGGATAAATCGGTACCAACCGCAAACGCTCCAAGTGTTGTTGTAAACAATTCTGATGTTTGTAAAGTTGCAACATCAGGTGCAATACAAACTAATATACTTGGTATTGCTACAGGCGTAGTAGTGGACGACGAGCTGTGCCAGTTGCTCAAGCTTTCCCGCCAGCTTTATGCGAGTGGCCTTAAAGTTGCCGCAATTTCACTTCTCGCTCAAGACCCACGAGTGTTTGATAGTTTAGTTATGGCAGGCACACCACCCCCATATATGGGTTCTATTGGCACAGAAGCTTTACAAAAATGGAGATCAAATCCAGATATGATTCCAGAAGGCAGCACAGTATTTAATGATGATGTATTAAAAATTAATGTAGAAGAGGATGTAGACGATGGCGAATTCCAAAAGTTTTTACTTCTGGCTATGGCTATGTGGATTGGCGTTCCTATCCTTTTCTAGTAAAGCAATAGATTGTTCAACAGATACAGTTGGACTATGTGCTCCTACTATTGAAGAGATAATAGATGAAACAGTCACAGAAACGATAGAATATGAAGCTGATGGTTATACAGTTACCACAACAACTGAAACAACGACAACCACAACAACTGTAACTAACGAAGACTCAGGAAATATTTTAGACGGCGATGCTGGATATGTATCTTCAAACAAAGAGGGTGATATGGACATTGATTGGGGTGGACAAGGACCTGCTAGTATGCCGTCTGGTAATTCATGTTATAATTTAGGCACAGATAAATGTGCACAAATTACAGGCGCAGGCAATAGCACAAGTGCAATGGGCGTCGATGGAATGGGAACAACCTTTGTCAATACAGTCGATATATCTTCTCTTGATATAGAAAACGGAGGAAGAACTAACTACACAATTAAAGTAGACAAGAGAGATGCGCAAGATCGTATCTACATGCATATTACAGGTAAGAACGGAAACACCAATGTATTTAGTGGAACCGATATATTATCAGAGTCAGGTGTAGCTAGTGGCTATCAAGAATACGCTAATGGTTTTGATTTTGCAGGCACAATTACAACTTTAATTATTGAGGTTGGGGGGCGTGATATTAATATGGCAATTGGACCGCTCTTTGATGATATTACCATAAACGTGCTTTACAACGTAATATCTACAATAGTGCAAGAATCTATTACAAGTGTAGAAATGTGGGTAGCTTATGGTGGTAGCACCGAAACAGAAATTATAGATATTGTAGACAATATTATTGAACATAATGATTTTGTCGAACAACCAAATGGAGAGATAGAAATAGAACCTATACAGGAGCCAGACACAGATATTTCATATGACATGGTTGAAATAGAGATGGAAATGGAAATGCCTGATATGGAAATAGAAATACCAGAAATGGAAATAGAAACGCCAGAGATGGAAGTGGCGAATGTAGAAACAGAAATTGAAGCAGAAATGGAAATGCCAGAGCCAGAGGTAGAAACACAATCTGAACCAGAAACAGAGGAGGTACAAAATGAACCTACTGAAGAAGATACTGAGGAAATTGAAACTGTTGCGAAAGAGGAGCCTAAGCAGGAAGAAAGCCCATCAGAGGTTGCTAAAAATGAAGATAGCGAAGAAGATATGGAAGAAACAGAGGATAAAAATGAAGACGAGGTAAAAAAAGAGGAGGCTAAAAAAGAAGTGGCAGCCAAAAAAATCTTAAACAAGATGGGTGATAAGGGTAGATATGATTCAGCAAATCAGTTAAAAACATTGATTGTGATGCAAGTATTGGGAAACTCAAAATCATTCTTTGACTCACAGCAACAACTGAATGATATTGAGGGATTTTTTACAGATCAATTTATTCCTGATGCTGAACTTACAACTAACAATATAGCACAATACTTTTTGTTTGCAGGAAGTGATGGGCTAATGAACGAGATGGTGATGCAACAGTGGCAGAAGTAGAATTTGCGGGTTTAAAATTTAAAGGCGGAAAGATATTCATTATCTTAACAGCACTCGGTACATTGATGGGTGGTGCGTGGGGCGTGTTTGAATTTTACAAAGACTATCTCAATATGAAAGAAACTATATCTTCGTACGTTGCACCTGACCTTTCAGGTTTTGATAAACGATTAGATTTAGTGCAACAAGAAGTAGAAATGATGCAATCAGAAATGGGTATGATTTTAGAAGAAGTAAATTTAGTTGCCTCAGTAGCAAAAGAATTAAAGAATGATTTAAAAGCAGATGTAAGACGTATTGAAACAATTGTTGAAGATGTAGAAACAAGAGTAAAAGAAGACTCAAGAGATAACGAAAGAGAATTAAAATCTACGATAGACGGTATCGAAGCAGATATGAATAAATTAGAAAAAGAATTAGAAGACGCAATGAAAGAACTACAAGAGAGCATTGATAAGCAAATAAAGCTAACTCTTGAAAACCCTCTTAATCAAATGAAACAATGAAAATATCGGATAGTACAGCGATAAGCATGCCTATGAGAAACCTAATTGGCTTGATCATGGCCATAGGGATTGGTATCTTCGCCTACAGTGATTTGACACAAAGGCTTACCCAACTTGAGACTGCAAGACAATTAATGGAAGCCGATTTGTTAAAAAAAGCTGAGCAGGTACCTGTAAATCAGGAATTATTCATGTTGGTGGAGTTCCTGGCAGGGCAGAATGAGGTCATGGAAAAAGAAATACAATCTATTGAATCAAATAATATAAATATAGATTTTCTAAAAACACAGGTTGAGAAACTACAAAGAGATGTTGAACAGGTAAAAGACAAGGTAAGACAAAATGGTGGTTGAGACAGTATTCGCGATGATGATGATAGTAAACGGATCTATGGATGGGTTTATGAAGACAGACGGTTTATCTCACTGCCTCAAGGTCAAAAGAGAAAGTGAGCGCAATTTATCGGATAATAGGTCAAACGTTATTCGCTATGAATGTGGTCGAGTGGTGGCAGAATTAGAGCCAGACTCAGAGGGCGTGCTCAAAATAAAAAAGATTTTGGAGCATAAATAATGGCTAAAACACCATCCAACGAATACTTTACACCTGTAAAAAAAAGAACTAGTATAGGGCGTTCTTCACGCACAAGGCCGAAGAATAAAAACAAAAGACGTCAATACGTCAAATATAGAGGTCAAGGCTAATGGGTAAATTATGTCCTGAAGGTAAAGCAGCAGCGAAAAGAAAGTTTGACGTTTATCCTTCCGCTTACGCAAATATTTACGCATCAAAATATTGTAAAGGAAAAATTAAGAAAAAAGCAAATGGCGGAGCAATCAAATCTAATAAACTTTCTCAAAAAAGAAAAAAGATTTCTCACCTTAATGGAGGTGGTATTGCGAGGGGATGCGGAGCAGTTGCAGAAAATAAAAGAAAAGTCACTAAATACACATAATGTCAAAAGGACTCAAAGAATGGTTAGACGAGAAATGGGTGGATATTGGAGCCCCAAAGAAAAACGGAAAATATCAACCTTGTGGAAGAAAAAGCAGCAAGGGGAGCAAGAGAAAATACCCGAAATGCGTTCCACTTGCGAAAGCCACACAGATGACAAAGTCGCAAAAGGAGAGTGCTGTCAGACGAAAAAGAGCTGCAGGGAATCCAGGGGGTAAACCTACAAACGTAAAAACATTTGCAGCAACGGGAGGTTTAATATCAAAAGAAAGAAGAGCGGGAGCAGCCTTGAGAGGCTTTGATTTTAAAGGTGTATTCTAAAAAAGAAATAACAGACGACGTTCGTAAATGGTCAGAACATTTTCTAGAAGTTCGTAACGAACATTTAGGAGGAATGCCCGCATGTCCTTTTGCTAAAAACACCTGGAAACTTAACAAAGTAAGAATAGAATTAAAACCAAAAGGGTCTTGGTATAAAAAAACTTTAAACACTATTTTAGATTCTTTTGATTGGAATAAACACGAAATATTAATATTTTGTGATACTTATCATAGTTATTCACCTGAAGATTTAGGAAATGCTACCGAAGCATACAATGATTTTTATAATCTAAGGGACTTATATTTTATGAGTTTTCACCCTGATGATCCTGCCACAGTAGAAGAACAAGAATTTTTAGTTAATCCTGGCGGTGATCATAATGATTTAATATCATATCCCAAGTACTCTTATTCTATGATGCTTGTGCAAAAGTTCTCGCAATTACAGGAAGCTTCTGGTAAACTACATAGAATGGGCTACTATAAAAAGTGGCCTAAAGAATACTACAATGAGGTAGTGAAATCGAGAGAAACTAAATACAATGAACTATTTGGAGGTTCTTATGGCAGTAAAAAAGAAATCAAAAGTTAAAAAGCGTATGGGTGGAGGTTCAATGATGAACCGAAGAGGCATGGGCATGATGGGTGGCGGACCTGTTAAGAAAAAAGCTAACGGTGGCAAAATGGTTAAGAAAAAAGCTGGCGGTGGTAACATGGTTAAGAAAAAAGCTGGCGGTGGTAACATGGTTAAGAAAAAAGCTGGCGGTGGTAACATGGTTAAGAAAAAAGCTGGCGGCGGAAGTATGGTTAAAAAAAGAGCAGGCGGAGGAAAAGTTAAGAAAAAAGTTGCTATGAAACGTGGCGGCGGCAAGATGATGAAATAAATGCCAACTTATTCTTCGACAGCAAATTTTGACCTTTCTATAGATGATATAGCCGAGGAAGCCTTTGAACGATGCGGTTTACAAATTCGTAGTGGATATGATTTAAAAACCGCACGTCGTTCTCTTAATCTTTTGTTAGCTGAATGGGCTAACAGAGGATTAAATCTTTGGACCATACAATTACAAGAAAAAACTCTACCTCAAAATACAACAAGTTTAACTGGTTCAGATTTATTTGGTTCTGGAGCTGCTGCTGCTCAAGAAATAATTGATATTACAGATGTTGTTATATCAGACAGTAGTAATAATGATTATTCTGCAACATCAATTAGTAGATCAACATATTTTAACTATACCGTTAAAACGACCAGCGGAAGACCAAGTCAATACTATTTTGAACGTACGATAAGCCCAAGACTATATCTATATCCTGCAGCAGATACAGCGTACACTCTAAAATATTATGCTCTTCTTCGGATGAAGGATTCGGGCGCTTACACAAATAATAATGAGATTCCTTTTCGATTTCTTCCATGTTTAACTGCTGGATTAGCTTATTACATAGCTATGAAAAAAGCGCCAGATAGAATTCAACTTTTAAAACAAATTTATGAAGATGAGTTTCAAAGAGCCGCAGATCAAGACGGGGAAAGAACAAGTTTATTTTTATCACCTAAAACATATTTACCAGGAGCTTAAATGGGTAAATACGCATCTGGTAAATTTGCTAAACGCATATCAGATAGATCTGGTATGGCTTTTCCTTATAATGAAATGGTGCAAGAATGGAATGGCTCATGGGTTCATATTAGTGAATTTGAACCTAAACAACCTCAACTAGAACCTTTACCAAGAGTCAATGATCCTCAATCTTTACAACACGCAAGAGCACAGAGAGCTGATTCAAGAGTTTTTGTTGGTCAAGATGGAGTAACAGTAAATGATTTTCAAACACTTAATATGTCAGTGACTAATATTTATGCCAACGGCGTATCTTATGCCTCCACACAAAAGAGCATGATGCCTTTAAGTCTTCAACAACCAAATAAACCTACATTATTGCATAGCTCGGCAGGAAATGTTACAGTGAGCACATCATGACCGATTATTCCGATTTAACAGATAATATAAGAAATTACACAGAAACAAGCACCAATGTGCTCTCCAACGCTGTTATTCAACCTTTTATTGAATCTATTGAAGATAAGGTAAGAAGAACAGTAGATTTAAACTATTATAGAAAATATGACACTGCAACACTAACAGTAAATAATCCTTTTTTACCGCTCCCTGCTGATTGGGAGGCAACGAGATATGTGCAGTTAATAGATGGCTCTGATGATAGAACTTTCTTGATACAAAAAGATATTTCGTTTATGAATGAATACGCACCAGATAGAACGTCTGCTGGAGCTGGCACGCCTAAATATTATGCGATGTGGGACCAGGACACACACTATCTAGCGCCGACCCCGAACGCTGCATTAACTGTAGAGCTCGCATACACGTACAAGCCTGCTGGTTTAACAAGTACGAATACATCAACTTGGTTAAGTCAAAATGCTCCAAACGTGCTATTGTATGGTTGTATTTTAGAAGCACTTGGATACTTGAAAGGTCCAGCGGATATGATACAATACTACGATAAAATGTATAATCAGTCTACACAGGCTCTTGCCACATATGAGATGGGGCGTGACCGTAGAGACGAATTTCGGGACGGCGTTATTCGTATCCCTCTCGAATCAAGGAACCCATAGGAGATTATTATGGCAATTACTCAAGCTGTATGCAACAGTTTCAAAGTGGAAATCCTTAAAGGCCTACACAATTTTACGGCTACGACGGGGAACACTTTTAAACTAGCGTTATACGACAACGAAGCAACATTAAGTAAATCAACAACTGCATTTCAACAAACTGACGAAGTAGCAAACTCAGGAACATATTCTGAAGGTGGAGGAGCGTTAACATCTGTTACTCCTGCTCTATCTACAGACACTGCTGTTTGTGACTTTAGTGATATATCTTTTACAAGTGCAACTATTTCAGCACAAGCTGCTGTTATTTATAATAGTTCAACTGTATCTGGTTTAACTACAAATGCATCTGTTTGTGTGCTTGATTTTGGTGCGGTTAAATCTTCAACTTCAGGAACATTTACAATTACGTTCCCTGCTGCTGAAGCAACTGCTGCAATTTTAAGAATAGCATAGGAGATAATTCATGGCCTCTATCCAAGGATGGGGCCGACAAACTTGGAGCAGTGGTGCCTGGAACCAACAAGCACCTGTTTCTGTTACAGGTAATGGCCTCACGTCATCTCTCGGTACTGAGACAGTTGCGACTGATCAGAACATATCTGTAACTGGTATCGGCTTAACGTCTGCGTTAGGCACTCTTACTGCTACAGGTATCGCTGCAGTCAATCCAACTGGCATTGCTCTTACTGCTTCTTTAGGCACTGAGACAGTTACAACTGATCAAAATATTTCTGTCACTGGCATTGCTCTTACTTCTTCTATAGGAGACGAGTCGAGCTCAGTTACAAAAACAACTGGTTGGAACCGTGACACAGACATCAATACTGGAAGTTCTATTGGTTGGGGCGATCAACAATGGGGTGCTGTTGGAATATCACAAGCACTTACAGGTCAAGCACTTACAACTTCTTTAGGAACAGAAACAGTTACTACTGATCAGAACATATCTGTAACTGGAGTTGCAACTACTTCATCAATAGGAACTTTCTCAATATCAGGTGATTCACAAGTAACTGTTGTTGCTGCAAGTGAACCTCAACTTGATGTCTCTTTAGGCACGCCAGAAGCAGATCCAGAATTTGTTGTATTCCCTTCTGGTAATGCGATGACATCTGCTGTTGGCACTGTTGGAACATCAGTATTTGTTACTGGTATCGGAATGACAGCTTCTTTAGGGGATGAAACGCAAGAAACCAGCTACGAAGCACCTAGTGTTTCTATTACATCTAGCATTGGAACATTAAATATTCGCACAGATGTAAGCTTTACATTAACTGGCGTTTCTGCTACAAGTACAACTGGAACTCTGCAAGGGACTTTCTGGTCTGTTGTAGATGATTCTAACTCGGATATAAGTTGGACAGAAGTCCATAAAGCCGCATAAAAGTTTTGACAAACTTTAAAATAATTACTAAAACTTTATTAGGAGATTAAATGAGTTCAACTTATTCAACAGGCTTACGAATAGAGCTACAAGCAACAGGAGCAAATTCAGGTACTTGGGGCACTATTACCAATAATAACTTCTCTCAAGTTTTTGAATTCGCAATTGCGGGTGTTTATTCTAAAGCTATCACAACAGGAACTTCAACTACGCTATCAAACGGCGATGGTCCTCAAACTCAAGCGAACAACGAAGCAAGACAAAATCAATTAATTTTTACAGGAACAGTTTCTACAACTCACACCGTACAGTTTCCAGCAACTCAAAAAACTTATGGTATTTATAATAACATTTCTGGTGGCGCTGACATCTCTGCGAGACTAGGAGCTTCAGGAAATACTGTCACAGTTACTAATGGTAAATATAGATTAGTAGCAACTGACGGAACTAACTGGTATGATATTTTTTCATTAGCTGGTTTAGGTGAAGCTTGGCAAATTAAAACTGGTAACTATACAGCATCAGATGGTGACAATCTTTTTGTTGATACGTCTGGTGGTGCTGTCACTATAACTTTACCTTCTTCTCCTTCAATTGGTAATCAAGTAAAAATTATTGACGCTGAAGGAACTTTTGGTACAAACAACTGTACAGTGGGACGTAACTCTCAAAAGATTCAAGGTGCTACGTCAGATTTAACAATAAGCACTAACGGTGCGGGCATTGCTCTGGTATATGTAAACAGTGACAATGGATGGAGGTTGAAATATAACGACTAATGGCTAACTTACAAGATATAGTAAATAGAAGTGAAGTGGGGGCTATTAAGCCTTGGACTAAAACTACAGCACCAGATGGATACTTATTATGTAATGGAGGTGCTGTATCAAGATCAACTTATGCAGATTTATTCGCTGTAATTTCTACAACTTATGGATCTGGTGATGGATCAACAACTTTCAACGTTCCTCAGTTACAAGGTAAACTACCACAAGGTTATGATGGTAATACATACAATTTAGCAGGAACTGGCGGTGCAAATACCGTTACCGTATCTGTAACAAATAACCAAGCGGCTACAAATGCTACAAATCAATCTGTAACTATTACAGGAAATATTGGCAATACTTCTTTAACTACAGCACAATTAGCAAGTCATGGTCACAATTTAAATAACCCAAAGGTTCATGCTGGTAATTTAGCAGGAGCAGGAGCAGGAGCTGCAACTCTTGGTCCTACTCAATCATCTGGTAATCCTAGTCAACCTCAAACTGTAGCTAACGCTGGTTCAGGAACTGGTCACAATCATGGTCATACCTTATCTGGAACGTTAACGGGTAATATTACAACAAGTTTAACTGGATCTGTTACAGCAGCAGGCACAAATTCATTCTCACCTTTTGTGGTGGTTAACTATATTATAAAACATTAGGAGATATTCATGGCAACACAAATAGTAATACTTAACAACGATAGTATTAATGTAGATGATAGCTATCTCATAGCTTGGGCAGATAAAGGAAACTCAATGCCAACGATTGCAAACACTGTTCATTGTGTTTTATGGAATAATCTTCCAGGTCAAAATGAAATACAAAATAAAGATGCATCAACAGGTAACATGACGACTAATACAGATTTAAATTCTACAAGTGATGCAGTTGGATCAACAACGGTTGCTGCTTTACTTACATGGGCAGAAACTAGAAAAGGTCAAATTAATAGCGCAGAAACTGCTTATGAAAATGCAGTGGCTGATGATGCAGCGAATGGAACTACGAATGCTGCTGGTAAAACTTGGAGAGATTACGATCCTAATTATTCTTAAATTTTATTTAAAACTTTTTTTCTTCCAAAACATTTTTTTATATCTATCAACCCATTTACTACTCAAAATATTTAAAGTTTTTACGTGTAATTTTTCAAAATAAAAACCCGACCACATTTTAAAAGAATCACGTTTAAAAGGAACTACTTGAACCATAGGTTCTCCTTTTTTTATTAAAAATTGTTTATCTCTTTTTTTTAAAATAAAAGGAAAATTAATTACATTTACATAATTGTCTGTATCTACAACGCCTTCAATAATTTTAAATCTTTCTTCTAGTCTATTCATTGGATGTATAAACAAACAACTGTAGCCAGGAGGCGTTTTTATCAACCATTTATTTATAAACTTACCTGCATTTTCTCCTGTGGCTTTATGCCATTTTTCTGGTAGCTGAGCTTGATTGTGAAAACCAAAATCCCATTGCTCTCTATTTGCAGGAGTTACGCTAAAATCATTTTCAACAGGGTCAACTAAATAATCTTGATCAAAAGGTATTATGTATCCCATCGACATAGAATCTAAAAAAGGCATGCAAGTTTTAACTGTTGGTAAGTGCATATTATCATCTTTGTGTCTTTTTAATTTTTTATATTCTTCAGGAATAACTTTTGAAGCAGGTTGAGGATGTGGCCATACATCAACCATACTTTCTTCCGTAGCGCAAAAAGTAATTTTTTTATGAAACAATTTTTTGTATAAAATTAAAAGACATAGATCTTCTAATTTCTCCTTTTATTTTAGTTTTAAAAGGCATTACACAATGTTGATGCCTTGCTTCAAATATATAAAAATGACCTACTTCAGGTTCCATCCATGTTACGTTTGTACCATTAACGTCTGTAAAGCCCAACTGCCCATCTTTAAATTTATGAGGATCTTTCACATCATTAATAAATTCTGGAACTTTTAAAAACATTACACTAGACCAACCTGTGTTATCGTGATGTGTATGTGGAGGATTATACTCTCCTTCTTTCATATCATTAATCCAACAACTTAATATTTCTAATTTTTTAGTTCCCTTATATAACCCTGTCTTTTCTAAAGTTTCAATATAATCATTCATACAATCAACGATGTTTTTAGATATTTTTGTTTCACCAATTATATGAGTAAATTCTAATTCTGAATCCAATCTACCAGCAAGTCTAGGACCAAAAGAAGCTAACTCCTTTTTACGTGCCTCATATCTAACATTTAAATCATCTATGGCATCTAAAGGAAGATCATACCTCTTAACTATTCTACCAAATACGTTTGTTTGTGCTATCATTTCTTTTGTTGTAAAGTAACCCAATACTGTATGCTAAATCTTTGCTCTAAAAAAGAAACATCTTTGTTGTCTTCTGTATAAATAGGAGTAATTGCGTGAGGTATGTAAGAGGGAAAAAGAACCATAAAATTATTTTTATTTTCAATCTTAATTATTTTACCTTCATCCATAAAAAGCATATCTCCGCCTTTTAAATTTTTTCCTTTATTTAAAACTAAATTAAAAGTAAACAAATTATCATTTGCTTCATCTTTATGCCAATTATAATAACCACCATTATTATAACAAATAACATGTATATGCCATTTTAAATTTCTCTGTAAAAATTTAAATGAATCTGAAACATTATTCTCAATAAAAAAAATTAAACCTGGATGAATCATCCATTGATTTAATGATTCTATAAATGAATTGTTATCTTTTTCAGTTTTATTAGATAACCAAAAATCAAAACCTCCACATTTACTGGTAAAAAATTCACTAACAACATTATTATTAATATCCCAATTAGGAACATTGAATTTACCTCTGTTATTTAGAAAATCAGAGTAAAGTTCGTCAACTTTGTTATTAGGTAAAAAATTATCACAGGCTATAATATTTTTAGATTTACAGTAATATTTCATTCTTTTTTCTGCTCCTTTCATAACATAAATTATCTGTCAAGAAAACAATTTAAAAAAGATTTCTTGAATTATCCTGTACACATGTTTAAATTAGATCTCACCCAAAAATTACAAATCAAGGAGATATTATGGAAAATCAAGAAGTATTGAAGGCTATAGCTACCCTTGCTGATAAGGTGAGTCGTTACCACGAACGTTTATTAGCAGTGGAAAGAGAAAAAGAAAAAATAGAAAAAACATTATCAGAACATTTAAAAGGCTGTAGTTGTCATCCTGTAATTGAGGGTAAACCATATAACTCTGACACTGAAGTAATGGTCACTGGTTTAGATTCTGAAATGGAATGTGAAGCTTGCAGTGCTTAATTTTTAAAATTGTACCTGCACTGTAAAACTTTTCTTTGAACATCTGATGTTACGGCACAAACTTTATGCATAACATTTTCTTTAATACATAAAAGGGTATTAGGAAAGGGTGTTGATGCTAAAGGAAGGCCTCTTCCTGTATCAATAAGTGTCTCACCACCCCAATCAGGGTTCCAATTATCATGAATATAAAGTGAAAAGTTTAATGCAAAAACATTATCATCATGCCAATTTATTCCTGAATTTTTTTCATACTGATAATAGCAAGCTGAAAAATCATACTCTTTTTCTTTAAATGTTGGTATGGCAGAATGCTCTAGTATTAATTCTTCTATTTTTGTGAATAAAGGATTTAGTACATAATTTTTTTTGGTGTCTATTAAATTTACTGTTTTAACATCTTGTAAATTTCTTTTATTGGTAATTTTATTTTCAGAATACAGAGCAGGATCCCATGGTTGGTCTAACTCACTAGATTTTTTAAGTTTTGTATATTTATAACTTCTAACCTGTTCAAGAATATTGTTAGGTAAAAAATCTCTTATAATTAACGCTTTATCGTCAATGTTTAATAATTGCATTTATTCAGGCGTTTCACCTAACATGTCTGCTAAAGAAGGAGCAAATACTTTTACATCTCTTCTTATTTTCTCAGCTGTTGTAGACGTTCCTGGATTATCAACATCCGCTTGAGCTGCAGCTTCTGACTCGTACTCTGCACCTGTATCTACATTTGTAATTGTGGTTTCAGTTTTTACTTTATAATGTGGAATTTTTCTTCCATCTTCAGTCGTAATGTGACCTAATAATTCAGCAGGTTCAACTATCGGCATCGTCTTTTCTCCAATTTATATTAAAACTAATAATAACTCGGTCATTATTAGAATTATTTGTTTGTACTTCATGTTGTAACCATGATGGAAAAAAAATCAAGGAATTCTCAACAGGTTCCCATTGTACGCTATGAGCGAGGTGTATGGAGGCTTTTTCTGTTTTTGGGGGAGATAGTACCTCTGACTGTGCTTTAGGCTCTAGAAACACGATATTTCCACATTTTTTAGGAGCTTTTAAATAAAAAACCCCTGATAAATAGTTATATGGATGTGTGTGTACATTGTTTCGTGAACCTGGTGGGTTTATCATACCCCACATTCCTGTTATTTCAGGATTGTAATTATCTTGAACATCCATGTGATTAAAACAATCTTTTGAATATTTAATAATATCATCAACCAAAGGTTTAAACTTTTTAATATTATGTATTTCATCATCACTATGCCAGCCACCAATATTAGAACGAGGCATTCCTTTTTTATCGTTTTCTCTTATTTGATAGATGTTATCAATTAAATGCTCGTGGCCCTTTAACTGTAAAGAAAAAACAGGTGTAATAAATAATGAATGAAGATTAATCATATATTTCTCCTATTAATGTTAAAAGCAAATGTTATTCTCTCATAATCTTTTTCTTGAACATTTACTTGATGAAAAGTGTTTGATGGAAACAACAACATATCTCCTTTTTCACCTTTGTATTTAAAATTATCTTTTGTAAAAATTGTATCATCTTGATTATTAAAATAAATAATGCCAGATAAAAAACCAGTGTGATAATGTTCTGGATTATAATTACCTTTGTAAGAATAATTTATCCAAATATCATAATTATCAAAGTGACCCTCCCATTTCCCAATAAAATAATCTCTATGTTCACCACCAAATAAATCAGCGCACGACCGTAGTGTGTAAGCAAGCCAATAAGAAGAACTAATTAAATTTTCAGGGACACCTGTTTGATAGTAATTTGTTGTTGCACCTACGTTTTCATGAAATTTTAAATGACTTAATTTGTGATTTTTAATTTTATCACATTCTGTCTTCCAATGTTCTATTTCCTCTATGATTTCAACAGGAAGATGTAAAATTTTTATACTTTCTAACAAGAGCTTATAGTTGTCCTTTTGTGATTTCCATAAAACTAGCTATTATATGCACTTGATTGGCAGCGTTAGCTTGAACTTTCATAACATCACTTTCTTGTAAAACTAATGGTTGTTCTAATAATTCTTCTGTTGCGTTTGTAGCGACACTTTTTGCTTTAAATACTTCAAATGTAGCCGACGATCTAAGAACTTCTACATCTAATAATGTTGTGCTACCCGAGTCATTACAAACCAAAATAGATTTTACTACTGCCGTCGTAGGTGGCACGGGAGGTGTTGCACCAGGATTAGCTGTTGGCACGGTAATTAAAGTTGTTAGGTCTGTCGTAGTAACATCTAACATTGCGCTTTTAAATACATTAGCCAAGGAAAAAAGCCTCCTGCTCTGATTCTGATTTTAAATCAGCTTGATAGTTTGTATTTAATAAAAGAATTATTTGATCTAATAAACTTATCATTTGATCAAATTGACTAGCATCATATTCTGGTGTAGCATTTGGTAATCGGGTTATAGTAATTTTAGCCATTATCTTCTTCCGTCTGGTCTAAGTTGAAGTTTAGTTGAACCTAATCTCCAAGGTGTATCATTTACAGTATTTGTTTCATATTTAATTTTTACTGCTCTACCTCTACCTCTTACATCAATTTTCTCTGTTGTGCTAGAAATAGTTCCTGTTGTGGTCACGTTTGATGAAGATTGAGGATATTGTTCTAAAGTAAGCGTGGCTGTCATGTTGTTTGCTAAATTATCAAAATCTGGCACCAACTTACTAACCGACATGAGAGCATCGCCGTCGGCAATCTCTACGGAACCTGTTTGTAAAAAGGCTGAAATAGCCGTCCCGTCTGCTTGATTGTTACCCGTTTCTTGTTCATAAATAAAAGATGCGCCTGCTGTTAATCCCAATATGGTTGATACATTGGCTGTCGTGCTAGCACTGTATTCAGTAGCAATTGGTAATTCATATACATAAGCGCCAAGCCACGTAGTTCTTCCAAGACTGATTGTGTACCACGTATTTTCTAGATAATTGTAAGCAACACCTCTATCAATTTGAGTTGCATCTGCTGATGGATAATACCAAATAATTTCATTAAATCCTGTGTTAAGTCCCACCGCAATATCATTTTTGTTAGTATAACTTAAATCATCAAAAACAAAATCTTGCACGGAACATGGCATTTTTTTGACAACACCATCATACATATAAAATGCATCATCTGACATCCAATATGCTCTACCATTGACTTCTATTGCTGCGTGTTGTGCTATCAAACCACAGTTTGCACCAAGTTGTCTAAGACCAAAAGTAAAAGGTGTACCAACAAATTGAATACCGTGAAGTGATGTATCCGTCCACACAAGTATTTGACCTGATGATTTAACAGCACCTACTATTCTAGAACCATCCGATATACGAAGTGAACCCGCTTCATTAGTTGCAACTGGTGTGTAATCTGTAGCGTCTTCTCGATCAGAAAAACGAAACAATAAATCATCTTGCGTTGAGGTTGTACCAATAGTTGTTTCCGTGCCAAATATAAGCAAATGTCTTGTATCAGTAGATACCAAACTAAATCTGGAAGCTGTTGGAGCATTAGATAAAGCTGTTGCTCTTGCATCAATAGATCCAGAAATATCTTTAATAAATGTGCCACCATCTAAAGCAGTGGCTATTAAATCTTCACCAAAATTATCTAAGGACCAATTTCTTGCTGCAATTACAGCATTAGATGAAGATCTAGGAGTATCCCAGGTGCTTGCTCCCCATGTTTCTGTGCCCCATCCATAACCAAATGTGGATGTAGCAGGTCCAGTTGTAATTTGATAATTAGCATTACCTGAGCCACCACCTCCTGATGTAGAGCCAGAAGCCGTGCTTGTATGTGTAACTTTATATGTATTAGCGTCTACATAAGTTGTAACTTCAAACTCGTTATTCATATCTAAACCATCAATCGTAGAAAAAGAATCAAAAGTTACAAAGTCTCCTTCAGCAGCTCCATGATCTGCGTCTGTCACAGTAACTGTCGTCGTGCCGTTGGTTGTAAAAGGATTTGTAAGAGATGCTGTTTCTCTTATTGGAGTAATGTCATACAACTTACTTTCTGAAAAAAGATAAAGTTTTCTATCTGTACCTAAAGCAAGATACCTGGTGCCATCTAGACCAATCCACGAATGCGTATCACGGACCACGCCCACGATAGTTTTATTTGGATTAGGTAAGTAAGACCATCCACCCCATCTTTCAGGTTTTCCGTAGTGAAAACGCACAAAATCTGAATCTGTATATTTTCTTTGATCACCTGCTGAGTAAGCGGTATCTTGTTTGTCAATGCCTGGTTGGAATTTTAAATCTACTAATTTCATGTCGGAGTATACTAAATTATTTATTGTTTTGTGGCAAGAATTGAGTACCCACGTTGCCTTTAAACGAGTAATTACCGTAATGAGTCATACCACTCACAATATCTGCATATATTTTACCACCTATTTTCTGCCATAAACGACAAAATGCATAATCTTCAGATAAATATCTTTTGGTATCTGGCTCTATCATCGTGTCAAAAAAAGTATAATTCCACTTTGATGTGTCGTGATAACTAAAGGTTTTGTCATGTGGAGCACCAATGTGTTGATCTGGTATAAATTTTAACTCAGGGTAAGCTAAAGCCATTTTTTTAAAAACGTTTCTTTTTATTAACATAAAGCCTGTAGCACCATCTAATACTTCAATAAAACCTTTTTTAGATAAAACTTTTTTAGGGTCTTTAACATTTAAATTGTATTGCAATGAAGCTGCATGTAATTCATCTTCTGATATGTTTGGATTTTCTTGTGCTCTACTTTTAACTTTTCTCCAGTCAATTGTTTTACGAGGATACACGCCTGTCACTACATCCTCATCCAAATCTAACATACGAAAGACAGACTCAGGATTAAAAGCAATATCAGCATCAATAAATAAAAGATGAGTGTATTGTTCTTCATCCATAAATAATTGAACCAAGGTATTACGAGCTCTCGTAATTAATGATTCGTTACCTATAGTGCCAAATTGTAATTCTATTTTTTTAGTAGCTGCTAACGCTGTTAATTGTAAAACGCTTTTAAAATAATCAGCTGTAATCATGCCACCATAACAAGGTGTACCTATAAATATTTTATGTGTCACTATAGCTCACTGTTAAATATTCTATTTTCTTTATCCATCCTTTTGGTATAGCGATAGCACCGCCGCCAGATACTTCATCTTTGTCTTTACTGTAGGATCGCATAATAATTATTTTCTCAGAGCCGTTATGAACCATCCACCCCACTTCTTGGCACA